CAGAGACAAACTGGATTTTGTTAAGTTGGCCATCTTAATGGGCGACGAGTATGTGTCTGACAGCTTTGGTCGACTTGGTGCTTTCTATGCCAAGAGTGCAATGGGCATGATTCGTGACAATGTTCGCAGTCGTCCAGAAGCTGTGGCTAATACCCTGGAAAAAATGCGAACACACATGAACACTGCGGCCAGCAAGGCCATCCACTCAGGTGTGACTCAGAAATTCACAAGTATCAACGTCAAAGACGGACACATTGAATTCCGCTCACCAGGTGGTGATTGGTTGGACGAAAACTTTGACAAGATTGAAAACACCCTGTTGCGTTTCACAGTGGCCATGAGTGCGGCATTGAATCCTGAAATGTATCGCGAAGAATACTTAAAGAAACTGTACAAGATACTGAACCCTGAAGGACAAAAAGACGAGTACGGAGACATGATTCAAGAGTTTGCCAAGTACATGGCATCATTGCAAGGCGGTGGTGGGGAAGCGTCGGGCAAGTTGAGCAAAGAAACACAGCAGGCCATCAAGGACTTTCGAACTGCGGCCAGCAAAGAACTAAAACAAAAGAATCTTGCCAACAAGCTGAAGAAGGGTGACACCAGTGGCCAACGGTACTGGTGGAATGTTTCATGGGGCAACGGGCGTGTGGAAGTTGTGGCCACAACCAAAGAAGAAGCCATCGATAAGGCATTCCTGGCAAGCTATTGGGAACCCGAAAACGATCATACCCCACAAGCTATACAATTCCGTAATAGTCTGCGAGCCAAACCGTTGAGTCCATATTATGAAAAATCTAAACCTTCCGTTTGGAAAGTTTATGGTAGCAATAGTTCTCCCTACCAAAGTCAGGGAACAGAGGTTATTGCTTCTAGTGAAATTGAAGCAATGCAAAAGGCCAGACAAAAATGGAATCTAAACGTAGGTGGGCGCACTGAAGAAGAATTCTTCAGCACCAATGGGTGGTCAGCAGAACGTGTTGGCGACGTACCTGCTGAACAAACTGCCAAATATGAAATATACAACAAACAAACTGGCAACTCAATGGAACCTGCTGATGGTATTACCAACGATGCAGACGCATTGGTTCGCCTGAATGATTATATTGAACACGGGCCGCATGCACTAAACCGAGAACAAGCTACTGCTATGTTTGGTATTCGCACCACCAGCGGGGTCGAGATTGTGGATATAGACATACCAATGGCTCAGGGCCGTGCTGCCACAAGCCCAACTGGTCAATGGAAAATAGTTGACGGACTAGGTAGAGAATTATTTAGATTCCGGCCCGCCTTTTCGAATACCAGAGCAATTGCCAATGAACTAGCTGCTTTATGGGCAAGAGAAAACAACTTTGATGGCAACTACCAAGTTGAACCTGCGGAAGACACTGCACCAGCACCAACACCGGATCAACAGCAAGGTGGCCTGATCGATATTGCGGGATCCACAAATGATCTAGCACGGCAACGATCCACACCTGGCACCTTTACAGGTGCATGGAAGATCATAGACAATGATGGCAATGAAATGCATAGATTCTCTGGTATAGGTAACAATCAACGCGATGCTAACCGTGTGGCCACACAATGGGTGCAAAACAACGGCTATGCTTACGGCACAGAGATTGATGTTGTTCCAATCATGAGCGAAAGCATTGCGGAAGGTGCAGATAAAAAATACACAATTAAAAAATCTTACACCATGTCCAAGGCTGGTGTAGAAAAATCTGTATGGCACATTATGGACGGTGACTTTGTGGTAGATGTTACTGACTTGAGACGCGATGCCAAGTACTACGCTGACAAGTGGAATGCTGCCGAGAAGGAATCATTTAACGCATCTCAAAATCAGCACAAGCAAGGCATTGCTGAAGGCTTGTTAAGAGAATTTGCACCCGGCGGACAGGGCGGAAATAATTCAGGGCGCTGGTACACCGATGACGAGCTTGCAGACATCATTGGTGATGATTGGTTTGAAGACTTTGATGTCAGCAACGACGGATTCAACATTGATGCCTACGGTGAAAAAGCCAAGCAAAACCTAGTAGGTTATGCCAACACCTGGTTTGATGATAAAGGTTATAATGTCAACGTAATGGGTGTAGAACATAATGAGGTTGATCATAATTTAAAATGGTACATTGTTGGTAGTTTTCATAATCCCCGCTTTGCCAATGAAAGTATGGCGGAAGCAAGTATTGCCGACATGCGAAACTATTTTGCCGGTGCCGAAAAAGATCAGGGGTCTACACAAGTCAACAATCCTAGAAACTGGGTTCAGAAAAGGTTCAGAAGTCCAGCTGAATATTCCAATTGGCTAAAACAAAATAAAATAACCGGTATGCCGTTGCCAGTGTCTGCTGTCAGTGAAGAACAGGAATTTTATCCAATGCCATTGCGCATGAGCGAGTACCGTGGTAAACATCATCCGGCAACTGAGGAGCCGTACGATGCCAAGTTCAAGTTCTCTGGAGACCTTAAAGATCGTGTACACAGTTTGTTGGATGCCGGAACCAAACCCAAGCTGTTACAAGTTAATCCGCGTCATTTGTTGGCCACACAAGACTGGCTGAGCAATCAAGGCGGCGGCAAGCCACCATTTGCCACAATGAAACAACATCCTGTGGTGCTACAAAAAAACAACAAGTTGTACATACTTGACGGACATCATAGATCAGCAGATGCGCTCAACTCTGGCTCACCAATTGAAGTATACCTATTCCAGGATGAATTATGAGAGCCCAGGAGTTTGTTACTGAGAACTTTGCTGATGGCAAAGTAAAAGGCAAAAGCCGCCCTGGGCGTGTGAAACGGTCAGGGGCCAGTTGTGATGGCAGTGTAACAGATCTACGTGCTCGTGCAAAGAATGCATCAGGTGAAAAGGCCAAAATGTATCACTGGTGCGCTAATATGAAAAGTGGCAAGAAAAAATGAAGATAGGTTTTTTTGGAGACAGTTTTTGTTCATGTGCAACCCATCCGGCATATTCCTTTACAACATATATAAAATTATTGCAAGATCATTACCATGCTGAAATAGTAAATCTTGGGCAAGGTGGATCATCAATCTATGACCTGCTGATTCTTCAACTAACGCCGTTTATTAAATCTAACACAGTACCTGATGTCTGTGTGTTTACCTGGACCGAACCACACCGAGTATTCCATCGAGAAATTAGAACTATTACTGCCGCAATGGCCACATCAACTGATCCTGATCCTGTAATGCAGGCAGCCAAGCAGTATTACTTGAATCTTGAAGATTCAGAACTTGATGAACTAAGATATCGTGCAACTTTACATTATGTTGACAATATTATGCTGCCTGCATTGCCTAGTACTACAAAAATAGTACACCTATGGAGTTTTGGGCTTCCGTACAATTATGAATATAGAAATCCCAACAGCTTTGCGTCTGGCAAAGTGCAATACTATCATACCTGGAAAAATGGTGTGGAAATACGCCCTCCAATGATGGTACTGGCATCCGAGGGACATAACATTGAAGATCTAGATGATCGTCCCAATCATTTAATAGGCCAAGAAAAAAACAACCGCATGTTTGAGATAATCAAGCAAGCAATTGATTCTCAGTAAACTCCAACTAAATACGGTATGGGATTACAAAGCGTTCAATTTGAATATGAAGTGCATTGCGACTGGACTGGCACACCGCCTGTTTATCGCCTATATGTCAATGACGAACTGTTTACTGAGCGCACTTACATATGGAAAAACAAATATCTTGAAGAGTCTGTGTCAATTGAAGCACTGCCCGGAGATTATGTTGTTCGTTACGAATTGCACGGTAACGGAACGCTGACTGCAAAAAATCCACGAGTTACCATTGGATCCGCAGAGTTTGTGGACAACACCACATTAAGGATTCCGCATGCGAGCTCATGAAATTATGGAAAATGCCTCTGTAGGCGCCACTTGCGCAGGGTCAATTGCTCCTGTAGCAAGCGCATTGGGCATGGTGTCAAGAAACGGTGGATCAATGTTAACAGGTAAATATGTAACGAATTCGGATCCCACACCGAACACGCCCAAAGAATACAAGAGGAATAAGAATGTTAGCGGACGCTTTAAAAATTCTCCTGGCAACTGAAGAAGCTTTTGCTCTAAAAGCCAAACAGTTTCACTGGAACGTAGAAGGCCCAGATTTTGGCCAGCTACATGCTTTCTTTGACGCGATCCACGACGATGTGTATGGTGCTACTGACCCTACCGCTGAATACATTCGTGCCCTGGGCGACTATGCCCCAGGATCATTTGAACGATTTGTAGAACTAACAAAAATTCAGGGACAAACAAAAATCCCACGTGCCAGACTCATGCTAGAAGAACTCCTGGCCAACAATGGGCAAATGCTAGATCTTCTCAATGAAACTTTCCAAGTAGCAACCAATGAAAATCAGCAAGGTATTGCCAACTTCATTGCCGAACGAATTGATGCCCACCAGAAACATGGATGGATGCTGAGAAGTTATTTGAAAGAGCAACGAGCATGAGTTCATCAGCAGATATTAGATTGATACTTGATCGCTTGGCCACAGTAGAAGAAAGCAAACTTACTCCTGTCAACGTCAAGCACGGATTAAACAAACAGCAAAAGTCTGCGGATCAATTGCCCGCGCTGTTTAAACCTCGCGACATCAGTCCCACATTAACCAAAAAGCCTTACCAAAAGCATCCAATGGACGGCAAACTGGTTGGTGATTCAATAGAGCCTACCAAGAGCCCGCTAGAAGAGGCCATGCAAGAAATTGAAGAAGACATGCTCAGCAAAGTCAAACGCAGTTTTGTTGATTATCTTGAGCAGCTAGAAGATGATAACAAAATTGACGGCCACTTGGTACGCAAGGCCAAGGCTGAATTAGATATCGCCAATGACCCAGATCCTGAAAACGAATCAGAGATAGAAGAAGATCCTACACAACAAGACCTTGATGTGGTGCCTGCACAAGCACCTGTTGAAGATCCTACGCTGGCAGAAGCACCTGTAAAAACCTATCCCATGGAAGATGGTAGCATGCTTGAGTGCTACGGCGACGAGTCACAGGGATTTGAAATTCGTCACGGTGAACGCCGATTACCCACACGTTTCCGCAATGTCAATGATGCCGATATGGCAGTAAAGATATTCCAGAAGCGTAACAACAAGCCAGAAGGCAATCAAGATTATTTGGAAGAACGTTGAAATGATAGTAGATCAATTATTCACAACCCCTACTGTAGTTGGTAACACCAAACAGTTTTTTGGTGAAAGCCGTCACAACAAAATGTTGAAGGAAGACGTAACTTATCGCAAGTTCCATAATCTAAGTCGCATGATTGTTGAACGTGCTATGAGTGAGAAAGAAATTCTTGACTTGTTTGCGGCCATTGAGGCAGGGGCTAATGCTACAGGACAAAATCGTACTGCATTGGGCAAAGGCAAAGATGCCGTAGCAGGTGCGTACAATTCTGCCAAGGACGCCATTGGTGGTGTTTTAAATTCTATTCAGATGTCATCTCCTGTTGCTGGGGTAGATGCTGCCTACAATGACGCCACTGGTGCGTTACGTGATGCAGTTGGCAGTAATGGTAAGGTCATGGACTCGATCAAGAAGTATCGCTTGCTGGCCAAAGAATATCCCAAGACACAGTTGTTTGTTAAGACAGCATTGATTGCGTTAGCTGGTATGGCCACAGGCGGGGCAGGTTTGCCTGCCATTGCTGGTCTTACTGCTGCCATTGATGCTGCCATCAAAGGCGAAAAGCTATCCAGCTTAATTGGCAAAGGCGCAGGTGCCGCACTAATGGGCTATGGCGCACAAAAAGTTCAGGCGGCATTGTCAGGTGCAGATTCTCTTGCAGCCGATGACGGCACTACTGCTGGGATACAATCTCAAATTGATGCACAAAATGTACCAACTGCAACCGGCGGTGGCACAGATTATGTAGTGAAAGCTGGTGATACATTAAGTGACATTGCTAAGAAATACGGTGTCAGTGTTGACGATTTAATGAAAGCCAATGCAGGTCAAACTATTGTAAAACCCAATGGTCAATCAATTACCTGGAACGATGCCAACGCACTAAGCGACGTTAACGCCATGGGCGATTATGCAGGTCCAGGAACAGGCGTACAGCAAGACTACAGCGTGTCAACCTCACCAAAGATTTCAAACCCTGACGTTCTAGCTACCGGACAAACTATCAAGATCCCAGCACCCACTGGTGCCACACCATACGCAGGCAATGTTGGACTTGCTGGTGATACATGGAACAAGATTGGTACTGGAGCGTACCCTTACAGTCAGATTTCTGCTAACCAAGCCGCCAAGTATGGGCTCAAAGAAAATGTCAGATTAAAAACATTGCCAGCTGAACAACTGATTGACCAAAAGCTCACTGTGATGGCCTGGGCATTGGTTGAAAGTGCAGGCAAGCCTCCTGCTCGCAACATACACTTGACACACAAAGGTGTCATTACCGTAATTGAAAACGTTGACCGTCATCGTCGTGCATTGCTTAAAGAACTTGATGCAATGGGGCCTAGTCGTGCTAACATTCCAGCTGTGCCTCGTCCCGACATGCCCGGTGTGGCAGCACAACCCGGTGCAGTTCAGCCAGGCGCCATTGGTCGTGGATTAAACTGGTTAGACAAGGCCGCTGGTAAAGTAGGAAACTATTTTACCAAGCAAGCACAGAACTTCACACGCAAAGTCACCGCAGCCAAACTCAAAACAGAGTGGGAACAAAAAGGCCACTTTACTGATTCAGATCAAATTGCTGCCTTCTTGGCTCAGCAAGGCGTTCCACAAGGTGTTATCACTGATGTGTATGGCAAGATGGGTATTCCTTACACTGCGCCAGCAACAGTTCCTGATGGTACACCTGCACCACAACAACAGCAAGGCGGTGCTGGCATCCAGACTGGTGACATCTACGCTATTGATCCAGCTACAGGCAAGCCTTACGAAAAAGAAAAACTTGCCGCTAAATGGAACACTCCTGCTCCAGCGCCTGCGCCAGGTGTAGCGACTGGCAAAGTAACAAAGCCTGCCAATATGACGTCTATCACTAGCAATCCGGCAGCATTCAATGCTTCCAATGTAATGCAGATGAAAGGCATGGAAAAATATGCTAAACCAGCGGCCCCAGCAAAGCCTGCTAACTTTGGCACTAGCCCTGCTGGATACGGCAAAATTACACAAACATTCAAACCACCAACTGCACAAGCGCCGGCTGCGCCATCAGTACCTGCCGCACCAAAGGCTCCTGGTGACCAAAAATTAACTTCCGACGAATACATTAAGAAACTTGGTGCGCCAACACTTCCTGAAACCATCGAGCAAGTGAAAAAAATGTTAGAAACCGTGCAAACCAAGGATGATGTTGCATTTATTAAAAAGTACATCAACCGACAGTTCCAAGGTCAACTCAGCGAATCAGACAATGCACAACGTAGTCACTTGCTGAACGAAGTAACTAGAATTGGTGCAATACGCCGAAGAACATACAGCCAGCAACTGGCCATTTGAACACACCTTAGGACCGGTACTTGTTACCGATAGTGTGGTCCGGCTGCTGGACTGGCGTAACGATTCGCTACCGTGAAACCTAAAGTGAGCATTATCTCTCCAAACTTGTTGTGATTATAACATATTGTGTGTATACTTACACACAAGGAGTATTTTATGTCACAACCCAAATCTTTCAATGGCGAGCAGAAGCTCAAACTTACACAAATTATCAACGAGGGCATGCAAGTCATGCACGAAATTGACACACTTCAAGGCGGTCTTACTGACACTATAAAAGCAGTAGCAGAAGAACTTGAAGTCAAGCCGGGCATCTTGAAAAAAGCAATTCGTATTGCACACAAGGCAAGCCTAACACAGGCCAACCAAGAACACGAAGACCTTAATACTATTTTGGAAACCGTTGGCAAAACATTATAAATATCTGTCTCAACAGCGAGTCGCTCACGTTACGGGCATGAATCACGGCTTACCGGCCACAAACGGAGACTATGAGTTATATTGACGCACTTTTTGATCGTGAACACGATCGCATTCATGTTGTAGAACGCCGAGACGGCGTTCGCAAATATCAAGAGTATCCTGCCAACTACATCTTCTACTATGAGGATGCCAGGGGCAAGTTCCAAAGCATCTACGGCACACCTGTTAGTCGTTTTTCATCACGCAACAACAAAGAGTTCCGCAAGGAAGTTAAAATGCATTCCGGCAAGCAATTGTACGAGAGTGATATCAATCCTATCTTTCGTTGTTTAGAAGAAAACTACAAAGACCAAGACGCTCCAGAACTCAATGTTGCATTTTTTGACATTGAGGTAGACTTTGATAAAGAGCGAGGCTTCTCGCCTGTGGAGGATCCATTCAATCCTATCACTGCAATCTCAGTCTACCTAAGTTGGTTAGATCAATTGGTTACCCTGGCAGTACCACCACGAGGAATAACCTGGGAGACTGCACAAGAGCTTGTGAAGGACTTTGAAAACACCTTGTTGTTTGATCGAGAAGAGGACATGATTAAAACATTCCTGGACTTGATCGAGGATGCAGATGTGTTGTCAGGTTGGAACTCAGAGGGCTACGATATTCCATATACTGTGAATCGTTGCACTCGTGTGTTATCAAAAGACGACACACGCAAGTTCTGTCTATGGGGTCAACTGCCCAAGATGCGTATGTTTGAACGCTTTGGTAGCGAAAGCCAAACGTATGACTTGATTGGTCGTGTGCATATGGACTATATGCAATTGTATCGCAAGTACACATATGAAGAACGCCACTCTTACAGTTTGGATGCCATCGGCGAATACGAGCTCAACGAACGCAAGACACAGTTTGAAGGCACACTGGATCAGTTGTACAATCAACACTTTAAAAAGTTTATTGAATACAACAGGCAAGATACTTTGTTGTTACACAAACTAGATCGCAAACTACAGTTTTTATCACTGGCAAGTGAACTGGCACATGCCAACACAGTATTGCTACAAACCACAATGGGGGCAGTAGCGGTAACTGAACAGGCTATTATCAATGAAGCTCACGAACGTGGTATGGTTGTGCCCAATCGCAAGCAACGCCTAACAGATGACGACACCCAAGCCGCAGGTGCGTATGTTGCATATCCCAAGAAGGGCTTGCATGACTGGATTGGATCTGTTGACATTAACTCACTGTATCCATCTGCTATTCGTGCCATGAACATGGGACCAGAGACTGTGGTGGGACAATTGCGACCCATCATGACTGACCACTACATCAAAGAAAAGATTGCCAAGGGTGCAAGTTTTGCGGCTGCCTGGGAAGGCTTGTTTGGCAGTTTAGAATATACTGCTGTGATGGAACAACAACGTGGCACAGAAATCACCATAGACTGGCAAGACGGCACAGAAAGCACACATAGTGCGGCCGAGATTTGGAGTATCATGTTTGATAGCAACCAGCCTTGGATCATGAGTGCAAATGGTACCATCCTTACATATGAGAAGAAAGGTATCATTCCGGGCTTGTTTGAACGCTGGTACAGTGAACGTAAAGAACTGCAGGCCAAGAAGAAAACAGCCAAGGACAAAAAAGAAGAAGCATTCTGGGACAAACGTCAGTTGGTCAAGAAGATTAATCTTAACAGCTTGTATGGTGCTATTTTGAATCCTGGTTGTAGATTCTTTGATCACAGGATCGGTCAGTCAACCACACTAACTGGTCGTGCTATTGCTCGACACATGGACGCACACATAAACGAGTGCATTACCGGCAAGTATGATCACACAGGTGAGGCTATCATCTATGGTGATACAGATTCCTGTTACTTTACTGCTTGGCCTGTGTTAAAGAAGGAAGTAGAAGAAGGTCGTATGGAATGGAGCAAGGAAACTGCTATTGCGTTATATGATTCAATTGCAGAGCAAGTTAATGCAAGTTTCCCGGGCTTTATGGAACAGGCATTCCATTGTCCAAGAGAGATGGGTGCGCTGATTGCGGCAGGTCGAGAACTAGTAGCGGATCGTGGATTGTTTATCACAAAGAAACGCTATGCTGTAAACATCATTGATCTAGAGGGCAAGAGATTAGATGTAGAAGGCAAGAAAGGCAAGACCAAGGCCATGGGGCTGGACTTGAAGCGCAGTGACACACCTAAGGTTATTCAAGACTTCTTGTTAGAACTTCTAAATAGTACATTGCATGGTGGCACACGTGAAGCAATTATTGAACGTATTCGTGAATTCAAATATGAATTTATGGAACGTCCAGGTTGGGAGAAAGGTAGCCCCAAGCGGGTTAACAACTTGACCAAGTATGCGGCAGAAGAAGCCCGACTGGGCAAAGCCAATATGCCTGGGCATGTGCGAGCCGCAATGAACTGGAATCAAATGCGCAGAATGAATAGTGACAACTACTCAATGCAAATTGTAGATGGCATGAAAACCATTGTGTGTAAACTA